TGATTTTCACAAGTTCTATTGCCCCATATGGTGCAGCTGAAGCATTAAAGAAAGAAACGACACTTCCAACACCAAATACACCGTACGGTATTTCAAAGCTGGTTGCTGAGAAAATCCATGAAAAATGGAAAGAAAAGAATCAAGGTCAGTTGATTATCGTTCGTCCTGGAATTGTGTATGGAAAAGGTGAGCATGGTAATATGACACGTTTGTATGCAGGTATAAAAAAGCATTATTTCTTTTATACAAGAAAAGATACTATCAAAGCGTGTATTTATGTTAAAGAATTAGTTCATTTCTTTTTATGGGCACTTGAGAATAATAAAGAGGGTGTATGGAACTGCACATTTGAGCCGGCTTATAATATAGAGCAAATTTGTGAGGCAATGAAGAAGGCTACAAGGATGAAACGATTTATACCAACTGTACCAGGAAAGTTCTTATTATTTGTGGCTAGGATAGTAGGACCAATTGGTGGAAAAGCAGTTGGAATTCATCCAGCGAGAGTGAAGAAACTAATGATTAGTACAAATATTAATGGAGAAAAGCTGAAAAATAGTGGGTATAAATTTCATTGGACTGTGGAAGAAAGCTTTAGAGACTGGTTTGAAGATTGCAATAGAAAATATTTGAAATAGAAGCATCAGAGGAAAAATAAATGAAAGAAAAAAATATATGTTTAATCACATTTTCCAATAATGCCGACCATCAAAATACAGTTTACAGTATGTTTAATGCTTTGTATCCGGAGCATGAAGTATATACGATTGGAATTATTAATCCTAAAACTAATATAGCACCTCACACAAAGAATAATTATTATGTGAATTGTCCAGATAGACCAGGCATTGGAAAAGGAACTTTTAATTTGAAGGTTTTATTTGAAATTAAGAATATTATTGATGCTAATAACATTGACATTATTTATTTCGAAAGTCAGCATATTTGGAATATGTTTATAATGTTGCTTTGTCCTTTTAAAAGAACGGTTGTAGCAGTTCACGATGTAATACCTCATGATGGAAATAAAGCTATGACCTTAGCAAATTATGTGACCTGTCATTTGTCAAATGGTGTGATTTTAAGAAACTATATGTATAAAAATACTTTGTCTCAAAAATATAAAATCAAATCAGAAAAAATCACTTGCTTTGAACTTTGGAGAGATTATCCAGAAAAAGTAGAACCATCATATTCTAATCAATTCTTGTATTTTGGGAGAATAAGAAAATATAAAGGATTTGAGTTGTTTGCAAAAATTATAGAAAAAACACCTCATATTAAATATCGAATTGTAGGAGAAGCGGATGAAGAATCTAAGTATCTTGTAGATTATGTTAGAAATTTTGAAAATGTTTCCTTAGTTGAATATGAAGTTTCGGATTCACAAATGATTGAAGAATTCAAGTGTGCAGATTGGGTTGTGTTACCGTATTCTAATGCAACTCAATCTGGAGTTATAACCGATGCATGCAGATATGCTAGACCAGTTATTTCATTTAATGTAGGTGCAATTAAAGAACAAATAGAAGATGGTAAGACGGGATTTTTGATTAAAGCTGGAGATATTGATGGGTTTGCGAATAAAGTTAACGAAGTGAATAAATTTTCTAGAGATAAATTGAGAGAATTTTCTGAAAATGCATATTCTTTTGGATATAAAAAATATGCAGCAAAATTTTTTGCAGATAAATTTTTTGCATTAATGCAGAGAATTTAGGAAGGAGATATAAGATGATTATTACTAAAACACCATTTCGCATGTCCTTTTTTGGTGGCGGAACTGACATGGAAGATTATTTTGAAGAAAATGGAGGGGCGGTTCTATCCACTACGTTTGATAAATATTGTTATGTAAATGTAAGACACTTACCTAGATTTTTTGATTATTCAAGCGAACTGACCTATAGCAAAATGGAAAGGGTAAAGGATACAGATGATATAAAACATCCAGCAATTCGTGAGGCAATGAAATTTCTTGATATGCAAGAAATTAGATTGACATATGAAGCAGATTTGCCGGCACGTTCAGGTCTTGGAACTAGTTCATCATTTGCTGTTGGTATGTTAAATGCTTTTTACGCATTAAAAGGAAAGTATGCAGATAAGAAAAAATTAGCTGATGAGGCAATTTATCTTGAGAGGGTTTTGTGTAATGAAGCTGGAGGATGGCAAGATCAGATTGCGGCTTCATTTGGTGGATTTAATCGAATTAATTTTAATACTGATGGAACATATGATGTATTGCCAGTGATTATTTCTCCTGAGCGCAAGCAACATTTAAATAATAATTTAATGATGTTTTTTACAGGATTTACACGGTTTTCTTCAGAAGTTCAAAAGGCGAATAATGTTAGTGGTTCAGAAGAAAAACGTGTAAGGCTAAAAAAAATGTATGAACTTGTTGATGAAGCAGAAGGTGTTCTTACAAATAAAAATAGGGATTTGGATGATTTTGGCCGTCTTCTTGATACTACATGGAGACTAAAAAAAGGGACTGGTGGAGCAATTAGCACTGGAAGTATAGACGAATTGTACGAAAAGGGGATTTCAGCAGGTGCATTAGGAGGAAAGCTTCTTGGTGCAGGTGGAGGTGGCTTTTTGGTGTTTTATGTACAACCAGAACATCAGAAAGATGTAAAAGAAGCAATGAAAGATCTTATGTATATACCGTTTTCTTTTGAAGATGGAGGAACAAGGGTTATACATTACAGCCCAGAGAAATTTGAAATCAGAGGAGATAAATAATGAACCCATTAAAACAAGTGGATATTTTGATTAAAAGATATCCTGAATTAGCTTATCAGCGAGACAATATTATAGCAGCCTATAATATTATGGAAAAATCCTATTCTAATAAGGGAAAACTGTTAATAGCTGGAAATGGTGGATCAGCAGCAGATGCAGAACATATTGTAGGGGAATTAATGAAAGGATTTGAAAATCCTAGAAAATTAGACACAGGTTATATTAAAAGAATGGAAGCAATAGATATAGAGATGGGAAAGGTTTTAGGAGATAATCTTCAAGGCGGATTGCCAGCTATTGCTCTTGACGGACATCTAAGTTTATCTACGGCATATATGAATGATTGTGAACCTCTTCTCTGTTTTGCTCAACAAGTAAATGGATTTGGTAAAGAGAATGATGTTTTTTTAGCTATTTCAACATCTGGAAATTCAAAGAATATTCTTTATGCAGCAACCGTGGCTAAGGCAAAAGGAATGAAGGTTATTGGTCTTACTGGAGTAAATGATAGTAAATTAAGTGATATGGCAGATGTGACTATTCGTTCATCAGAGAAAAGAACTTATATGATTCAAGAACATCATCTACCTATTTATCATTGTTTGTGTTTGATGCTTGAAGAAAGATTTTTTGGAGGAAATAATTAATGAAGGTTTTGGTAACAGGTGCAGGAGGTATGGTGGGATCACATATGGTGGAACTATTGTACAAGCGTGGCGATGAAGTAGTTGGAATCTGGCATAAGAATAAGAAAAATATTGAACAGATTACTC